GACCCTGTAACAGATCCTAATGCAGTTATTAGACAATACTTTGAAGCTAATAAATCTTTTTATGAAGACATGAGTAAATTAAGAAGAGTATATGATGCAGTTAAAACTTTAGGTATGCGAGATGATAAGATTGAAGAGTTGTTTGGTAAAAGAGGTGAACTACCTTTATATAGCGATATAGAAAACAATGTCTTTTTTCCGTTATTAATTACAAAAGGTCAACTTGCAGGTATTGAAGATTTATCTAGAGAAAAGAATATACCTAATATTTTAAATGAAAGAGTATTATCTATTATAGAAAGAATGGAAAACGATATGATTGAATTAAAATTAAACAAAGACTTTAATTTAAATATAGATAATTATTTAATAGACACACAACAAACATCTGAATTATTAATAACTCCAGAAATACCAAAACAAGTTTCAGATGCAGCCCCTAATCCACAAATAATAAATAGTGGACAGATGGCGCAACTAAATGAAGGATTGACGAGAACTGAAAATGCTTTACTAACAGATGAAGAAAAAGCTATTAAGCTTAAAGAACGAGGAATGACAGTATAATGCCTAACGGAGATAAAATTAGACCCAAAACAACTAGAGAGCATTTGCTTTCTATTTATGGATATATAACCGGATTAAAAAAAGATGTTAAACATATGCATGATGGTATACACGATTTGGGCGGTAAGATAGACAAGATCTATTGGGTGTTATTGGGTACTGTTGGGGCAGTATCACTTCTGCTATTAGAGAAAGTTTTAGACAAAGGTTTTCTTTTTTAAATCCAAGATTTTAATTCTTCACCCATTACATCACTAGCAATATTCATTTTAGTACGCAGAGCTTTTTGAATTTTTATATCTATAGTATCCTCAGCAACCAAATCAATATAGGTCATAGGTTTAGTTTGACCAATACGATCTATACGTGCCTCTGATTGCAAACGTTTTTCTAAATCATAACCGTTAGAATAATAGATCATTGTACTAGCTGCAGTTAATGTAATTCCAAAACCACCTGTACCTGTTGTACCTACAAAGAATCTACACTCAGGATTTTCTTGAAACTTTTTAATATTTTTTTGTCTATCTTCTGTGGCTGTTGCACCATAATAATCGACAACAGAATTTTCTCCAAAATGTTTTTTTATTTCTTCTATAATTCTTCTGCAATCCTCTACATAATAAGACCAGATCACAGCCTTTCCTGATATCTCCCAAAGTATATCCATTAGTTCTGTTAATCTATTACACGGGAGTTGTTGAGGTTTACCATCATCTGTTGCGTGATAACCACAAGATATCTGATGTAGTCTTAACAACTGCACCATAACTGTAGATGTGGAGCAAACCTTACCTTCTAATTCCGAGATTGCATACTTTCTCATCTCAGTGTAAAGTTTTTTCTGTATACCAGTTAATTCTATCTTACGTGTCAAGAAAGTTTTTTTGGGTAAATCTAAACAATCGTCTTTTAAAACACGTTCACTAAATTTTTTTATCTTCTCTTCTAGCTCTGGTATGTTTCTTTTATTTGGACCAACCGGTACGCTAACAGATCGAGATCCTAAATTCATTGTCTTCATAATGCAATAATGAGCTCTGTATGCCCAGAAAGAATCAAAGCCTAACAGATAATTATCTAGAAAAGCCGCTTGACTAAATAAATCTAGTGGTGAGTTTGTAATAGGCGAACCTGTTAATATTCTTCTATACTTAGCAAGTGATTTTAAAGTCATGATATTTCTAGTTCTATTTGCTGTAGGAGTTTTAATAGTTGTAGATTCATCGATTGCCATCATTGCTTTGTGACAAGATAAAAAACGTCTAGCAAACTCTGTAGCTTTTGGATATGAAAATGCCTCCACATTCATAACTAAAATATGAAAATCAGTTCCGGTTGCAAATAGTGTATTTAATTCTTTTATTTTTTCTATAGAAGAATTAGATGTTTCCCAAAGCACAACTTTTTTTTCTATATGTTTAACCATGTGTTGAGGTATTTCACCCTCGTACCAGTTTTTATAAACACCCTTTGGTGCCACTAATAATAGACCATTTATCTCACCTTTATCATAAAGCATCGATGCATTATCTATTAATACTTTAGATTTACCCGTGCCCATTTCCATGAAATAAGCAAAGTATTCTTTATCCCAAGAACGTTCTAATGCCCTTAACTGATGCGCATATGGCTTAGTTTTAAATTTATAATTCATGTTTACTTTTACTTTCTAATTGTTATATATTATTTGAAAGTTAAAAAGTCAATGAGCAAAGTTTATTTAATACAAGATATACCAGGAACCAACAAAGGTGAGCCTAAATATAATATTGTTGGTGCACAAAAATATGGTGAGATTGTGTCATTGCTTCCAGAATTTTCACAAATGATTCATTCACCAGGGCCTTTGGTGATGAAACTTAGAACGCTTCTAAAGAACTATACTGAAGATGATTATCTATTATTATCAGGTGACCCTGCAATCATAGGTGTAGTATGTTCTTTAGTTTCAGATACAACTAATGGTAAATACAAATTATTAAAATGGGACAGGCAAGAAAAAATTTATTATCCTATTGAAATAAATATTTTTCAAAAATAAGTTGACACTAATTTTTTTATGATTATATTTCGAGGTGCAAAAGAAAAATTATTATTAATGATTAAACTAACAAACATATATAAGGAAAGCTATGACTATAGATCTAAGAAAAGACGCACCGAATCAGGTGTCCAACGTCAATCCCGACGAACTCTCAAATGAAATTAATACGCTTCAAGAAATAAAACAAGAAGTAATTAATCAAGAGTCTAAATTAAAAGAACTAAAAGAAAGAGAAAAATATTATTCTAATATTATTATTCCTGATTTAATGAATCAGTTGAATCTCAAAACATTAAAACTAAAAGACGGATCAGAGATATCCGTCAAAGATATATTTGGTGTCTCAATTATTGCAGCTAAAAAAGAAGAGGCACACAACTGGCTTCGGAAAAATGGGCTGGGAGCGATTGTGAAAAATGAAATCACAGTTAAGTTCGGTCTAAACGAAGATAACAAGGCGGAGCAGTATGCTTCACTTGCACGAGGACAAGGCTATGAACCCGATCGGAAAATTGCAGTTCATGCTGGAACCCTTAGAACAACTTTGCGGGACTATCATCAAAAAGGTGGTAGCATACCTGCAGAGTTGTTCACAATGTTTGAAGGAAACCAAACAGAAATAAAAACCAAAAATTAAACTACTAAACTAACAAACATTAAGGAGTAAATTATGGATAAAGAAGTAGTAAAAAAGAATAGTGCAGGATCACTTGCCACTATAAATCTCAGAGCTGACATTGGTAAGGGCACTGAAGAAATTAAATCGGAAGATATCTCACCTGAATGCAATGAGAGAGATCCAAAATATGTTGATGGTGCTAAACCTGGCATGATATATGCAGCAGGCTTCACGCAACTTATTGATGGTAAGGAGGGACTAAACGTGGTCATCGCACATTCTCAAACTAGATATCCGGAATGGCAGGAGAGAGGCGACAGTGCTTCAGCTCCAGTCGGAACTCATTTAGAGATTCCAGCGGATGCTGTGGAAGAGAAGAACGGTAGGTATAGATTACCTAACGGAAACTATGTAGAGAAAACTGCATACTTCTACGTATTAGCATTGGTCGATGGTGAACCTAGACCAGCAGTAATTGCTATGCGATCTTCTAATCTTACACCAGCGAGAGAACTAAACAATCTGATCAAGAATCTTAGATTCACAGATGCAGAGGGTTCTTTTAATCCAGCAGCCTACTCAGCAGTTTATAATTTAAAAACTGTGGGTAAGACAGCGGGAAGTAAAAGCTGGCATGTCTATAAACCATCAAGAGTTAGAAATCTTGATGTCAGTAACAAAGAGGACGCTGGACTGTATGAAATTGCACAACAACTTCAACAGACCGTATCTAAAGGTGCAGCTGTACCAAAATACGAAGCGCCAAAAAATACTGGAGACATCGTATAACAGAGTTACTTTGAAGTAACACTTGCGAGAGGGCCGGGGAAGCGAGAGTGAAGCCGGCCCTAGTTTATTATGAAAGATGATTTGATGGTACAGCAACAGGTGGACAATGTATGGCAACACATGGTTGGTGTCATCTGTCTTAACCAAACCGGACGTAAGAAAGTAAAGAAAGTATTACCAGGATTTTTTAAAAAATTTCCTAACCCGTGGACATTATTATTATCAAATACGGATACAATAGCAGAGATGTTAAAAGATTTAGGTATGAAAAATGTCAGGGCAAACAGAATATGGAGAATGTCTTGCGATTTCATAAACTGGGACGGTGAGGATGCCACAAAATTATTTGGTATTGGTAAGTATGGTAGTGATAGCTACAGAATATTTTACAAAAATGAGATACCAGAAAATGTGCAAGATAAAGAATTAAAAAGATATTTAAATGAAAGAATTTGAAAAATATTTTACTGGATTAAAAAGAGATTTTGGTTTTTGCAATGTTAAGAACGGGTATTATGATCCAAAAACAAATAAACTTAAATTTGATCCTGGTGATTATGGTTGGGCTAAAAGAGCAATTACAGATAAAGATTATGAAGATCATTTAAACGGACATAAATCAATTGGATTACAAGCGTGTGATGATGAAAGCATGGCTAGCTTTGGTGCTATTGATGTTGACCCAGATGACTATGAAAAATTTGATTTACAAAAATATTTAAAAGTTATTGAGACAAAAAATTTACCTGTAATTCCTATCGAATCTAAAAGTGGTGGACTTCACATATACGTTTTTACTAAAGAAAAAGTTCCCGCATCTTTAATTAGAGAATTTTTATCTAATTTATTATTTTTATTTGGTTTACCATCTAAAACTGAAATATTTCCAAAACAAACTGCACTCGGTAAAAATCAAAACGGTGAGAGAACTTCTGGTAGTTTTATTAATCTTCCATACTTTAATGGTGATGAACGAAGAGCATACAAAACTGATGGAAGTAAAATGGATTTGGATTATTTTTTAAAAGTAATTAAAGCTAACTTACAAACAAAAGAAAGTTTACAAGAAGTTAGTAATAAAAAAATAAAAGAAGTATTAACCGGTGGACCTGAAGAATTTTCTGATGGTCCTCCATGTTTACAGATGATATGCAAAGAGATACAGGAATCAGGGACCAAACTAAAAGACGAAAGAGATAGATTTTTATATAACTATATGGTGTTTGCTAAAAAGAAATTTAGTGAAAACTGGGAAAAGAAAGTATTGGAAGCTGCTAGAAATTACATCTTGTATGATGAGATTTGGGGTGACGGTAAAGTAGAAGAAAAAATTAAATATTGGAAAAAAGATACAGCAGGTTTTAAATGCAATGATTTACCCATATCATCATATTGTGCGAGGGGCACATGTCTAAAAAGAAAATTTGGTATTGGTGGTCACTTTGATTCACAGTGGCCATCAGTATCAGGTTTAATAAGAATTATGTATAAACCTGATCATGAATATTTTTTTAATGTTGAAGTAGCTGCTGATAAAATTGTGCAAGTGCATGCACGTAGTATTAAACAATTTAATGAGATGAAACAAATGCGTAGTCTTATTGCAGATCATACAACAACGTATCCACCAAGTATAAAAGAAAAAGAATATCAAAATATATTAAACGGACTATGGGCAACCATGGAAACTATTCAACCACCTGCAGGTACAAATCCTATCGATATGTTAAAGAAAGAATTATTTATGTATGTCAATGGACCTAAAGCTAGTTCTTATGCAGCATTTAAAAGTGGATCTGTTTTTCATGAGGATCAATATTTTTATTTTGTATACGATAAATTTTATGATGAATTAAAACGTGGAGACTGGAATCAAGAACGAGCAAGGACAGCAACAATGATTAAACAATATTTTAAAGGCGAGTTTGATTGTCAAAAAAGATTTCCAAAAGGTGACAATGAAGAATCATTTCCACCATTAAGAGTTTTAAAACTTCCAAAAGAAGGTTTAGAAAAAGAAGAGATACCAGAAGAAATAATAGAAATAGAAGATAAGGAGAATATAGTATGACGAAAGCACCTAGTGTTTATATATCAATGCCGACATATGACTTAATGCAAGTATCAACTTGTCTATCGTTGGTTAAATTATTCAATAAGTTTACTCTTGCAAAAATAAAATCAGAGATAGGAACATTTAAATGTCCTTACGTTGGTTATGGAAGAAACGTATTGACCGCCATGTTTTTAGAATCAGGGTTTGATTATCAATTGTTCATAGACTCTGATATGGAGTTTGAACCTGATGTCATAGGGCGTATGTTGTTATCGCAAAAAGATGCCATATGTGTGCCCTACAGAAAAAAAACTCAAAACAATTCTATTAAATTTTCTATAGAATTTAGTAACCCAAATAATATACAAATAGATGAGAAAGGTATTGTAGAATTAAAAGCTGGACCTGCAGGTCTGACATTAATTCACAGAAAGGTTTATGAAAAATTAATTAAAGATAATCCTCATCTTAAAATAAAACAAAAAGAAATAATATCTGATAAAGCAAATTCATATTTTTATAATTTTTGGGATACAAATTTTACTGAAGATGGAACATGGTGGGGTGAAGATGTTAATTTTTGTAATTTAATTAGAAAATCTGGATTTAAATTTTATGGAGTAGTAGATGGAAAAACAACACATCACGGATCCTACGGCTGGACTGGCTCACTCAAAGATGGGTTTAAGAAAGCCAATGGAAAAGATAAATAAAATATATGGGCCACCTGGCACAGGTAAAACTTTTAGACTAATCAGACGTGTAAAAGCATACGAACGTGTTGGTGTGCCTCTACACAAGATAGGTTATTTTGCATTTACTAGAAAAGCTGCAGAAGAAGCACGTAAAAGAATTAATGTGTCGGAAAAAGAGGTTCCATACTTTCAAACAATACATGCATTCTGTTATCATTTACTTGGATTAAATGAAGAGGATATCATGCAGCCGTATCATTATGAGGATCTTGGTAAAAAATTAAATATAAGAGTTTCATTCTCAGATAAATATAATGAAGAGGAGACACATTTCTTAACTTGTAACAACCCATATTTTCAAATGATACAGAGATCAATAAACAAAGATATAACTATTAGACAAGAGTTTGACTTAAATGAACATGATAAAAAACAAGTCGATGATTTTAATACATTAAATCACATCTATAAAAATCTTCAAATGTACAAACAAAAAAATAATCTTTTTGATTTTAATGACATCGTAAAGTCAGTTTTAAACTCTGATAAAATACCTGTGTTTAAAGCCATATTTATTGATGAGGCTCAGGATTTATCGCCACTGCAATGGCAGTTGTACGATAAATTAAAATATCATTGTGAACAAATGTATTTAGCTGGTGACGATGATCAAGCCATCTATGCGTGGGCTGGTGCTGATGTAAAAAGATTTGTGCAGGAACCTGCGAGAGAGATTGTATTAAAACAGTCTCGTCGTATATCCATGGCGGTGCAAGCAGAATCAAGATATCCAATTATGAAGATAGAGGGTGTAAGAAAGAAAAAATTTTATAGGCCTAGAAGTTATGAAGGAGAATCACATTACATATCCGATCTTAATCAGGTTGATCTTACACAAGGTAGGTGGCTAATACTTACAAGAACTAAAAGTAATCTATTAGATATCATGAAAGATCTTAAGCGTAAAAATTTTTATTATCAAAGTAATAAAGGTAAAAGTTTTAAAGTTGGTATGTATGAAGCTGCAGTTGCGTATACTAAATGGACGAAAAATGAAACGTTAGAAGAAAAAGAAATTAGTGCTGTAAAAGAATTTATACCTACAGGTAACTGGGATCCTAAAGTTCCATGGTATGATAAATTTGTGGCTGATCAAAAAGAGATTTTGTATTTAAGAAATCTAATCGCATCCAAGGAAAATTTAAAAGAAAGAGCGAGAATATGGTTGTCAACAATTCATGCAATAAAAGGTGGTGAAGAAGACAATGTTATTCTGTCTTTACATCAAGGTCGAACAGTTCAGCAGGGAATCAAATCAAGTGTTGACAAACAAGATGAGGAGCATAGAGTGTGGTATGTCGGAATCACGAGAGCACGAAATAATCTATATAAACTGAGAGCAAAAAAGAAATTAAGGGAGTATCAACTATGACACATAAAGATCTATTTGATGAAGCGTTTCCACAATATACTCAGGTCGGGGGGAATCATTACACTAAGTTTCCTATTCAACCTTATGAGTTTATTTCTAAAAACGATTTATCATTTTTTCAAGGGAACGTTATAAAATACGTTTGTAGATATCAACGAAAGGGAGGCGCAGAGGACATTAAAAAAATAATGCACTACTGCCAGTTAGAATTAAAAAAAATAAATGATATGAGAAAGAAATGATTTTACCTCCTACAGAATGGGTTCAACCTACCGAGTATCCTGATCTTAGATCTTATGATGAGATTGCAATTGACCTGGAAACAAGAGATCCAGATCTAAAATCAAAAGGATCTGGAGCAGTTATTGGCAACGGCGAGATCGTTGGTATATCTGTGGCCACATATAATGATAAATGGTATTTTCCCATAGCCCATCAAGAAGGACCTAACATGAACAGGGATAAAACTTTAGAGTGGTTTAAAGACATTCTCGAGTGTCCTGCCACAAAAATATTTCATAATGCAATGTACGATGTATGTTGGATACGTAGTTTAGGTTTAAATATCAATGGTTTAATAGTAGATACGATGATCGCGTGTTCACTGTTAGATGAAAATAGATTTTCGTATACATTAAATACTTTGTCTTGGCATTTTTTAAGTGAGGGTAAAAACGAACGTGCATTAAACGAAGCTGCAAAGTCAAGAGGATTAGATGCTAAAGCTGATATGTGGAGATTACCCGCACATGAAGTAGGAGCTTACGCTGAGAAAGATGCAGAGTTAACTTTCAAACTTTGGCAACACGTAAAAAAATTAATAATTGAAAATGATTTACAAGAAATTTTTAATCTTGAAACGGATCTTTTTCCTTGTCTCGTTGATATGCGTTTTTTAGGCGTTCGCGTAGATACTCAACGAGCTTACGAGTTGCGTAAGGAATTGATAGGACAAGAGCACCTATTATTGCAAGAAGTTCACAAAGAAACACAAGAAGATGTGCAAATATGGGCAGCAAGATCAATCGAAAAAGTTTTTCAAAAATTAAATTTATCTTACGAACGTACCGCAAAATCCAATGAGCCTTCATTTACTAAAAACTTCCTTTCAAATCACCCACATCCTATCATACAAAAGATAGCAGAGGCAAGAAAGATTAACAAAGTGAATACAACATTTATAGACACAATATTAAAATATGAACACAAAGGCAGAATACACGCAGAAATAAATCAAATTAGATCTGATGATGGTGGGACTATTACAGGTCGTTTTTCATATTCAAATCCAAATCTACAGCAGATACCCGCACGAGATAAAGTTTTAGGTCCTATGATAAGAAGTTTATTTATACCTGAAAAAGGTATGAAGTGGGGTTGTTTTGACTACTCGCAACAGGAACCAAGACTTGTTGCACACTATGCATTACGTTATGGTTTACCATCCGTGAATACGATAGCAGATTCCTATGACACAGACGCTTCTACAGATTTTCACAAGATAGTTGCTGAGATGGCGGAGATACCTAGAGATCAAGCAAAAGTAATTAATCTTGGTTTGTTTTATGGTATGGGTAAAGCTAAATTACAAGCAGAGTTGGGTGTAACAAAACACAAAGCAGAGGAATTATTTGATAAATATCATTCTAGAGTTCCGTTTGTAAAACAATTAATGAATGAAGTTATGAAAGCTGGTTCTAAAAAAGGTCAGATAAAAACTTTATTAGGTAGAAGATGTAGATTTCCTAAATACGAACCAATACTAAGAGGTAGTGATTGGGGTAAATACATACCACCTGAGGATGAAGAACGTATGCAAGACTTACAAAAAATGGGCCCACACCTTAAGGATGATGAGGGAGAGATTTTAAAAGACAAGGATGGTAATCCTAAAAAAAATTATTGGCACAATAATCCAACTCGTAGGGCTTTTACATACAAAGCATTAAATAAATTAATACAAGGATCGGCAGCTGACATGACTAAAAAAGCTATGTTAGAGTTATACAAAGAAGGTATTACACCGCATATTCAAGTGCATGATGAATTAGATATATCTGTTGTTAATGATTTAGAGGCAGCTAAAATAAAAGATGTGATGGAAAACGCAGTTGACTTGAAGATACCAAACAAGGTAGACTATGAAGCTGGTCCTAATTGGGGTTCAATTAAATGAGGAGTAATTATGGCATACTTAAATGCAAACATACCGCCAACTTATGCGCAAATAAAAAGAGAGTATCTTTATGACTTACAAAAACATCATGGAGAAGTTGAAGACTGTATTATCTTTGGTCTATCGGCTATTACTGGAAGGAGCATATTATGGCATGCTATTATGGAAAACGGTGCAATATTTTATCGCCTACCAATTAGCGCGTTTATTCAAAAGGGATTTAAGGCATCCAGAGTGCCCACAAGACGACTTGATGAACTTCAGCTCTGGAATTGTTTTAGTTATTATCCTTCTGTTCATTCTTTCGACATACTAGCTGGTCAAGCTGGTAAGTATATAGGTAAAGATAAAAAATGGCATCCAGGTAAATATTTATTTACTGTTGACTTTGCACATCCAGAGAGTAACATACTTGACACTGATCATTCAGAGATACCGCACGAACACAAGTGCGCTCACATAATTGCTTTGGACGATGGCAATTTTGCAGCACAACCAAATAATAGATGTATATGGGACATACCTTCTTTTACTGTAAAAGACAGTATTCCAGATTGGAAAGTGCAAACGAATGAGTGGAACGTTGAAGATAGTAGAGCATGGCGGACAGAAGATACCGACAAGTTTTTCTATGAAATCGAGGAGAAGAAAAAATGAAGTGTGAAAACTGTGGAATGGGGTTTATAATAACACCTATCAATGTAGATAAAGTATGTCCGCATTGTGGACATGCTCACGGTAATGACTATATGGAACATACTCACGATGATGGCGTAACTCACGCACATACAGGTGGAGATGTTCCGCATACACATGAGGAGGATAATATGGTAAAAAAAGTTGTAAAATGGATTTGGAACATTCTTTGCTGGCCACTTAAAAAAGCAAAAGAATGGATTGGATAATAATTATGGAGATAGCCAGGATGAATTATTACTTTACAGGTTTACTAATTGTAATGTTAGTCATTCTGGCTTTCTGTGGGGGACCACATGCCCACTAAAAAACCACTAAACATCTCTGAAGAGGCCGCCGTGCAGATGCCTATGAAGACGGTTGCTAGTCTGATAATTATCGTGGCACTCGGCACGATGGGATACTTTCAAATTATAGAACGTCTAAACATTGCAGACACTAAATTAGAGTTGATGAACTCTGACGTAGAACAGAACACAGAGTTTAGAATCAAATGGCCACGTGGACAGATGGGATCACTGCCCGCCGATTCTGAGCAGTACATGATGTTGGAGGATCTTTATAAGACTACCGATCGTATCAACAAACATATTGAGGACATGGCTCTAAACAAAGTTAATATAGAATTCTTATCAAAACAAATGGATAAAGTTTTGGTAGACATAGAAAAATTAAAAGATTCAAACAGGGATATGAAATACAATGGCAACGGGAGCTCACAATGATAGGATTATTTTTTATAGGTGTTGTAGTTTCGGTTATTACATTATCAATATTAATACATGTGAGGAAATATGATTGAGTCTGTGGTAGCCCTACTTATGTTTGTAAACGCAGAGATTAAAGAGGCGCGTTTGCAGGTTGATGGTATGGCCCAATGTTTACGAGGGAAACGTGAAGCGGAGAGAACTTATTCTGAGTCTGTTACCTACAAATGCTGGAAAGGTTCTGCAGAATTAGAGGATAACATTGATGGGTCAAAATCTATTAAAAAACTTATCATATCTCAATAAGTTTGCAAAAATGTTAAGAGACGCAAGGTTTAGACAACATAGACTAAATAGTAAAAAAATATATAATAGAAAGAAATATAATAGAAAGAAGGATGAATTTTTTTAGAAAGAAAGTAAATATAGAATACTACGCAGACATTTTGAAAAAAGAAGATGCCATGAATATGGTTAAAACCATACCAGGTAACATTCCTAATTACTTCCATTCTATTCCTAAAAATTTGTTTAATCCTTTTTTAAAAATATTTGATCCTACTACGGCCACAATAAAATCATGTCCTGGATTTATAAACTTATACAAAAGATCTTTACTGGTAACATTACCTTTTGATTTATATATTTTGTTTGGTAAAAATAAAATTTTAAGTCAAAAAGCAGGGAGAACAGGTTGGAATGTAGCTACTCTTCATTCAAACGAACAGCTGTTGTCTTATGTAAATAACAAAGAATATAAATTTTTGTTAAAAATAAATTTACCGTTTGTAATTAATTCAAATGTTTCTTTACTTATGTCACCATCATGCTATCATTTTAATGATTTTAATGTTCTTTCTGGTATAATTAACTCTAAATATAAAAGAGATATTAATTGTTTTATACCTATTAAAAAAGATCAAAATGAGTTATATTTAAAACAAGGACAAGCTTTGTTTTTATTGACACCATTGTGTGAAGATAAAATAAAATTAAATTTTAAACCTATGAATAAAATGTATCCTAATCTTACATTTAGAACGTTAAAACAACACATATTAAAAAATTTAACATGAAACTTACACGTAATTTTAGCCTCTCAGAATTAATTAAATCAGACACAGCTATCAGGCTCGGCATAGATAATAATCCGAATGCGGACCAAATAGAAAAATTAAAATTGTTGTGTGAAAATATTCTTCAACCGGTGCGTGACCACTTTGGCAGAGTAACGGTGACCAGCTGCTTTCGCTCACCAGAGCTATGTGTAAAGATAGGTAGCAGTTTAAATTCACAGCACACCAAAGCTGAGGCGGTTGACTTCGAATGTCTGGGCACAAGCAACGCTGAGGTCTTTGATTGGATCAAAGCAAACCTCGATTGGGATCAAATGATTCTAGAATTTTTTACTCCAGGTGAACCTAATTCAGGATGGATTCACTGCTCTTGGGTAGCGGACAATCCTCGTAAACAATTATTAAGAGCATACAAAGAGGATGGTAAAACTAAATACAAACCAGTAATAGGAAATGCAGTAGAATTATAATAAGAAAGATAAATGAGAAAGACATTAGGGGTAAATATTTCACATAACTGTTCGTTCGCTTATTTTGAAGACAACGTATTAAGACAATATTATGAAGAAGATAGGTTTAACAAAATTAAAAATTTTGAACCTCCTAATCCTATTAAAGAAGAATATAAATATAAAGTATTAAAAAAATTTAAAGATGTTGTTTTTGATAAAGTAGTTTTTGTTTCTTTTGATAGAGGAAATGTTTTAATAGAAAAACACTACATTGATAATATTTTAAAACAATTAAAGTGTAAAAGTTTTAAATTTTATAATGGTCAACACCATCTGTTTCACGCAGTATCTGGTTTATACTTTAGCAAATTTAAAGAGGCTTTGTGTTTGATTTGTGATGGAGGCGGTGAATATTTTACTGATGTTAATCTTGAATTGTTTAGATTAATAGAATCTATTTTCTACATAAAAGATAATAAAGTTAAACCTTTTTATAAACACTACTCGATGGCTAAATGTGATTTTTTTAATAATTTTAAAAATATTATTTCTGAATCTAATTTTAAAAAAGAAAATGTAGATATTAAATTAAGTAACAAAGAATGTGGTGGATACAAGTTTATGCGATACACAGAGAAAGCAGGTTTTAAAAATTTTGAAGAAGGACAACTAATGGGCATATCTGCCTATAAAAATAAAAATACAGATTTAAATAAAAATGTTTTAGAACTTGCACACAAAGCTCAGGAAGAAACTTTAGAAGAAAGAATAGAATTAATTGAAAAAGCAATGACTTACATCGATTGTAAAAATATTATATTATCAGGGGGATATCATTTAAATTGTTCTAATAATTTTAAATTAATAAAACATTTTCCCAAATTAAATTTTTTTGTAGATCCCATCGCTCATGATGGAGGAACTGCGGTAGGAGCAGCAGCGTATGATGCATATTATAAAACATAAAGAAGAAGCCGTAGAAAAAATATTAGATCAACAAGTAGTTGCTATATTTCAAGGACACTCTGAATGGGGTCCAAGAGCTTTAGGTAATCGCTCCATGTTATTTGATCCACGAAATAAAAATGCAAAAGAAATAGTTAATAAAATAAAAGGTAGACAATGGTGGCGACCTACAGCTGCAACAATACTGTACGAATACAAAGATGATTATTTAAACATGCACGGCTTAGATGAGTCTCCTTACATGACCTTTGCAATTGATGCTAAGCAAAAGGCAATTGATGAGGTGCCTGCGTGTGTGCACGTGGATAATACTTGTAGATTTCAAACTTTAAAACGTGAACAAAATCCTAATTATTATGACTTAATAAATTTATTTTATAAAAAAACAGGTGTGCCTATTTTACTTAACACATCATTTAATTTAAAAGGCTATCCAATTGTAGAAACACCGAACGATGCCTTGTTGACTTTGCAAAACAGTGATATAAATTATTTATATACACCATGAGTAAAAAAATAATAATACAAAAAGCTTTTTCAAATATAGACACAGTACATGGTTATTGTGAAGAATGTGAGGAAGAATCTATCTTAGTTGCAATTGTATCTGATTTTTATAGATGCACAAACTGTGGATCAGACACCAGGCAACATGTTAATGGCAATATAAAATACATAAAATTAACTGAAAGCGATAAAGAGTACATAAGAACTAATGATACCAACAATACAGATTAAAGATAATTTTTTAAACGAAAAAGAATTTAAAATACTTTATAATAATGTTGATAAAGTTTCTTATGTTCCCAAAGTTGATATTGAAGGTCGTAACTATGGTTTTAGATATGAGTTTAGTGAAAATTCAGACAATCAATGGCTTTTAAAAAAAATAAAAAAACAATTTTTTCCTAATACTAATTTAAAACCAAATGGGTGTATGCATTATCATTTAAGACATAATCATGAAAAAGTTTTAGCTCACACGGATCCCAATGATGATTATTGTTTTATTTTATATTTAAAAGGAGAAGAGCTGGTTTATAATGGAACTGGATTTTATCATGAAAATAATTTAAATACCTACGTGGGTTTCGTAGAAAACAGAGCTATATTTTTTGATGGTAAAAATAATTTGCACACTGACTTACAAGCTTTAGGAGAAAGCTCTTTTAGATACACAATAATTGTATGTTACAATCATGGCGAGAAAATTTAAAAATTTTGTACCTAGACCAAAGCCTCGTAAACGTCCAAGGCGTCATAAAAAAAATTTAAATAAAAATGAAAAACGCAGCTATAAAAAATATAACCGACAAGGCAGACGAGCTAGCTAATCTGTATTGGAAAACTAGGGAAGAGAAGTATAAGATACTTTGGTATCAGAAGATACGACAGGCTTCTTCTCTGTGTCAGGCTTCTTCGGAGGAAGAATCACCTCCTCACACTGAAACCTAGGGTACATTCTATACTTTACTACCTCTTGTTCTGTAAAGTCACCTTGATACAATATATCGTATGACTCTGACAGACCGGTTCGAACACAATCATAATAAGTATCCACAGGTTTTGGATATGTATCGTGGGTAAAACAATTACCAGCTATGGCAGAACACACGTATACAGTTAAAAAAAATTTCATTGACAACCCTTGTAAAATTATATAAATATCCTATATCTTTAGATATTAATGAAAGGATATACTAAATGACAGATATAAGCAAATATAAAAGTCTCGCAGTCGATCATGCCTGCTATGATAAAATTGATCAGATGACCAAGACTCTGGCACCAGGGATCACTCTATCAAGAGCACAAGTGATTAGAATGTTAGTAGATGAGAAAGCAAAGAAATTAAATGGCAAATTTACAAAGCGTATTTCCAAAAGCCGTTAACGTTCTTGGTGAAAAGAGAAATCCAGAGCGTAGTCTTTGGAGAAACGTGTTAATTGTAGCCCTGGAAGATGCCATAGGAAAAGGTTGGAAAGACTATGGTATTGGGAAAGGTTACAAATGTGAAAGAGCACGTGCATATTTTATGGAACCCAACAGAGATTTTGCGTTGGTATGTCACTATGCAGGTTTCGATCATGAATATGTACGTATGAAAGCAAAAAAATACTTTAAGGAGAATGAAAATGACTGAGTTAAAAGATGAACATCTAGAAGTTATAGATAAAAATAAAGCAAAAGCATATGAAGAACAAAAAGAAATGAGAGATGAGTTAGCTTTTTTTGTAATGAATTGTACTCACTTTCAAATGCAAGAATTGTATTCAGAAATGAAAAGGATGAAAAGAAAAAATGAGAGGTGATAGCAACGAATATAAACTACTTGCTAAATGGGTAGATAATTTAAAGCCACAAGACTTTTATTTAACTGTTGAAATAGGTGTAAGAGAAGGCTACGGAAGTTATGTAATTACAGAAAATTTAAAGAATAAAAATTATTTTCATGTTGGTATCGATCCGTATGGCGATTTACTTTACAAACATCTTGATAACGAAGTGGATTATGAAAAAGGTACAATTGCATATTGGACGGATTTTGAGGGTAGACCTTTGGTAAATGAAGATGGCACACCAAAAGTACCTACCTACCCTAACTCTATGAAACAAACATTTTTAAGTGAGTTTAAAAATCATGAGAATTTTATTTTGTATCAATTAGAGGACACAGAATATTTTAATGCTTTTGGTGGTGGCCTGCCTGTCTATCAAAATGGTCAAAAGAAATTAGTAAACGTCTACGATTTTGTTCACTTTGATGGACCACACACCACAGAGAAAGTATTAGAAGAGGCTATGTTCTTTGCGCCACGATCCAGGATTGGCACAAGATTTGTATTTGATGATATTAAAACTTATGAGATGGATAAAATTGCACACGTATTAACCAACTTTGGATTTTTTACAAAAGAGATGGGAGATAATAAATGCATGGTGGAGAGAACTGAATGATTTCTGAAACAGATAGAGCCTACATCGCAGGCCTATTTGATGGTGAAGGCAGTATTACATATAAACAATACATGAGACAGCGTAAACATCAAAAGAAAGCATATCCAACCTGGTCTATAAGAATGGAGATAGCCATGACAGATAAATCAGTGCTGGTGTGGTTGCATGAAGTATTAGGAGTCGGAACCCTTGGAGAGAAACGATACAAGACAAAGTACACAGTTGGCTGGAAAAAACAGTGGCGCTGGCGATGTCAATTTAGAGATGCATTCTATGTCGCCACGTTGATATGGCCATGGGCCCATGTTAAATTTGAAGGCATACAAAAAATAATAGATCACTACTCGCATATCAAGATGAATGGTAAAGTAGTTAATCTAGAGGAGTATAAACAATTGATGAGTTTAGAATGATATGGAACGGTAAACCAAAGTTTGATTATCAAACTATTAAAAGAGTGACTCTGCCAAGCGGTAGAGTGTATGATATAAATGATGAGAAGCTGCCATCAGTTACCACGATACTGGGTGCAACCAGATCTGAGGAGTCTAAGGCAAAACTGGCAGCATGGAGGCAAAGAGAAGGCGAAAAGAAGGCAGACCAGATACGTGATGATGCAGCCGCCCGTGGTACAATAATGCACCGGATATTAGAGGGATATGTAAAAGGGGAAGGTCACATGGATCTTACAGATCTTGGTCAGGAGGCAGGCACCATGGCCCAAAACATCATCGATAAAGGCCATTTCAGGCCCTTAGAGGAGGTGTGGGGGCTAGAGATGCCCCTTTGGTACCCTGGGCTGTATGCGGGCGCCTCAGACGTCGCTGGTGTGTACGAAGGCCGGGAGTCTATCATAGATTTTAAACAAAGCAATAAATACAAGAAACGTGAGTGGATTGACGATTATTTCATACAATGCGCGGCCTACGCCACGGCTCACAACTATGTGTATGGCACAAACATACAATCTGGAGTGATTCTAATTAGCGTTAAAGGTGGCGATGTTCTAAGATACGTGTCACATGGTAAGGAATTTCAACATTTTATGTGGGCATGGCTAGGTAGAGTTGGTCAATACTACAAGCAACAGGCATCAGGGACCTAGACCCATAGTGTATTCTGTATGAGATTTATGTTTATAAAAAAATTTTTGAAAAATATGGTGATACAATGCTACAATAGGCTTAAATCGTTGATATTATTGGATAATACCTTGTTACAATGCTGCTACAATGGTGTTACAATGTGCTTCAGGGAAATCCCTACGCGCGCGCGTGAAAACGCTTTTTACAAAAGCAGTTTCTCATGTATAAAACACTAAGGAAGGAAATTATGACAGAAGATTTAAGAAGAATAGAATACAGATTTTTGCATTGGGGGCCATTTGTATGTAATTATACATTACTACCAGAAGAGATAGAGGCTTTTAAAAAATTAGAAAGTGGCAAAGATTATAGAAACAACTTAGCCGGACATTTAGAAAATGAAAAAGCTTTAGATCAAGACAAAGTTTTTAAACTTTTAACACCTTACTTACAGAGTTACATAAAAGGTTATCAGGAATACAGAGGCCAACCATTGTGTAATGGTTTTAAAATAGAAACAGCCTGGGTTAATCGACAAAAGAAAAATGAATTTAATCCTCCTCATACGCATGATAATCATTTATCTTTCGTGCTTTACACAGAAATACCAGAAGGTTTACATAAAGAATGTCATACAGCTGTATCCAACAGCCCCGGCCCTGGTTGCATAACGTTTGATTTTAATATGCCTGGAGACAATTCACATAAATTTTTTTTAACAACACATTCTCATCTACCTTCAGTGGGTGACTTATTTATTTTCCCTGCAGGTTTACCGCATTGGGTTTATCCTTTTAAAACAACTGAAGGAGAAAGAGTTTCTATATCAGGAAATATAAATTTAATAGACGGAGATAAAACATTAATACCAAAAAATGATAGCGAAAAAAAGTAAATACAAGTCAATCGTTATAAAAAAGAAACGATATTATTTTTACAAAATTACCTGGGTCGATCCGACGGGTGATTCGGGGCATGCGACTGCTCATGACTCACTAGGTTTGACTCCATCAATAATGATAACTCATGCATATTTATTTGATCAAAATAAAAAAAATGTTTGGACGTTTGCAACCTTTGAAGAAAACGACGAATTGTTTTCAGACAGAAATGTTTTTCCCAGAGGCTGTATTGTTAAGATGGAAAAGGTATTACTCTGATTGATTATCCTTTGATTGAGATACC